ACCAACTATAGAAATAGGAGTCTGGGCATAGTAGGGAGCTTCAAATTCGAGAGCTCCATTTAAGTCGGGATAAATTATAGTAGAAAATGTTGGTAAATCTGCAAAATTTGTCTGACTGACGGTAAGTGTCGGTTGTAAAATTCCTCCGTTGATAGAAGGAGCTTGACTGCGCGCTGCACAATATGGATAGGGATTCCTCAAAGTTGATTTTGTAGTAGTATAATTCTCAACAGTTCTGAAATCGCTAAAGAAATACTTGTAGCGCTTACTACCGCGGTAAAATTTGTAAATAAAACTTATATAATGTAGTGGACAATAAGTTGGAAGATTTCTGGCGACCTGACAAGGTGTCAGATTACCACTTCCAGACGCAGTGTCAAAACCATCATACAAATTATAATTCTGGAAAGTTGCACCAGTATTGCCATTGTCCACGCCAAAGAAAGCTGGGTCAATACGCAACAGATTCAACTTGCCATCATTATTCAAAGAACTTCCAAGTGGTACCGCAGTGCTGCCAAGAGCATTTATAATCGTCTTATTATTCAAAACCTGATAGATTGGTGAAAATCTTTTAATAATCTGTCTAAGATTAGTAATCTTTTCACCAATACACAACTCCTCTCCAGAAGTTGGGTCTACAGTCTTCATATTGAAGAAATTAAATGAAGAATCATCAATTTGTTCATTATGAGAAACTGCAGGTTCAGTAGTATTGAAAATCTGTGCATAGAAAACTCCACTAAAATCAGGTGCGTACATAACATTGTTGTCAATGTCAGTATCATCATCAAAAAGTGTAAGAAAATCCTCTTTACAAATTCGAGTACCATCAATCAAACGAACAATGTCATTGTCATCAACATTAGATAAATCCGAAAGCTTTACTGTCTTGTTCAAAGCAAAAGCACTAACACTAGCAGGTGTCAGTGGTGTTGCTTGACCAATAACATGATTAGAAAAATTGGGGACTGCAAATGATAAATCACTTGCTCCAGAAATCCAAACATTATACTGAACAACATTAGACACAGAGTCTGAAGCAATAACCAAAGGGGTCAAAACTTCAAGAACAACTATACCAGTGCAATATTCCTTTGATATAACTCCTGTGTAATCAAAAATTTCATTATAC